GGGCTTGAGCACCGCATCCGCGATATCCTGAAATCCCGCCAGATTGGCGCGACGTTTTATTTTTCCCGCGAGGCGCTGCTGCGCGCCCTGAAAACCGGTCATAACCAGATTTTTCTGTCGGCCAGTAAAACGCAGGCGTATGTGTTCCGCGAATACATCATCGCCTTTGCCCGGCTGGTTGACGTTGACCTGACCGGTGACCCAATTGTCCTGGGCAATAACGGCGCAAAACTGATTTTTCTCGGCACCAACTCCAACACCGCGCAGAGCCATAACGGCGACCTGTACGTCGACGAGATTTTCTGGATCCCGAATTTTCAGGTGCTCCGTAAGGTGGCATCAGGTATGGCCTCACAGAGTCACCTGCGCTCGACCTATTTCTCCACCTCATCCACGCTGGCGCACGACGCCTACCCGTTCTGGTCCGGTGAACTGTTTAACCGGGGACGCGCCAGCGCCGCCGAACGCGTGGAAATCGACGTCAGTCATAACGCCCTTGCCGGAGGTCTTCTCTGTGCGGACGGCCAGTGGCGGCAGATTGTCACCATTGAGGACGCCCTGAAAGGTGGCTGCACTCTGTTCGACATTGAGCAGCTCAAACGCGAAAACAGCGCCGACGATTTTAAAAACCTGTTCATGTGTGAATTTGTTGACGACAAGGCATCGGTGTTCCCGTTCGAGGAGCTGCAACGCTGCATGGTCGACACGCTGGAAGAATGGGAAGACTATGCGCCGTTTGCCGCAAATCCGTTCGGCTCACGTCCGGTATGGATTGGTTACGACCCGTCACACCGTGGCGACAGCGCCGGATGCGTGGTACTGGCACCGCCGGTGGTGGCCGGTGGCAAATTCAGAATACTTGAGCGTCACCAGTGGAAAGGCATGGACTTTGCCACCCAGGCGGAATCCATCCGCAAACTCACCGAAAAATACAACGTCGAATACATCGGAATTGATGCCACCGGCCTCGGTGTCGGCGTGTTCCAGCTCGTGCGCTCGTTCTATCCCGCCGCGCGCGATATCCGCTACACGCCGGAAATGAAAACCGCAATGGTGCTCAAGGCAAAAGACGTTATCCGCCGTGGCTGTCTGGAATATGACGTCAGCGCCACCGACATCACCAGCTCGTTTATGGCTATCCGCAAGACCATGACCAGCAGCGGACGCAGTGCCACCTATGAGGCCAGCCGCAGCGAGGAAGCCAGCCACGCCGACCTCGCCTGGGCGACCATGCACGCCCTGTTAAATGAGCCACTCACCGCCGGTATCAGCACCCCGCTGACATCCACCATTCTGGAGTTTTACTGATGAGCAAGAAAAAAGGGAAAACACCGCAACCTGCGGCAAAAAAAATGACCGCCAGCGCCCCGAAAATGGAGGCATTCACCTTTGGTGAGCCGGTGCCGGTACTCGACCGGCGTGACATTCTGGATTACGTCGAGTGCATCAGTAACGGCAGATGGTATGAGCCACCGGTCAGCTTTACCGGTCTGGCGAAAAGCCTGCGTGCTGCCGTGCATCACAGCTCACCGATTTACGTCAAACGTAATATTCTGGCTTCAACGTTTATCCCGCACCCGTGGCTTTCCCAGCAGGATTTCAGCCGTTTTGTGCTGGATTTTCTGGTGTTCGGTAATGCGTTTCTGGAAAAGCGTTACAGCACCACCGGTAAGGTTATCAGGCTGGAAACCTCGCCGGCAAAATATACCCGCCGTGGCGTGGAGGAGGATGTTTACTGGTGGGTGCCGTCCTTCAACGAGCCGACAGCCTTCGCGCCCGGCTCCGTGTTTCACCTGCTGGAGCCGGATATCAATCAGGAGCTGTACGGCCTGCCGGAATATCTCAGCGCCCTTAACTCTGCCTGGCTGAATGAGTCAGCCACGCTGTTCCGCCGCAAGTATTACGAAAACGGCGCTCATGCCGGATACATCATGTACGTCACTGATGCCGTGCAGGATCGCAACGATATCGAAATGCTTCGCGAAAACATGGTCAAGTCGAAAGGCCGCAACAACTTTAAAAACCTGTTTCTCTATGCCCCACAGGGGAAAGCCGACGGCATTAAAATTATCCCCCTCAGTGAAGTGGCGACGAAGGACGATTTTTTTAATATCAAAAAAGCCAGCGCCGCTGACCTGCTGGACGCGCACCGCATCCCCTTTCAGTTGATGGGCGGCAAGCCGGAGAACGTCGGGTCACTGGGTGATATTGAGAAAGTGGCAAAGGTCTTTGTCCGCAATGAGCTTATCCCGCTACAGGACAGGATCCGCGAGATAAACGGCTGGCTCAGCGCCGAAGTTATTCAATTCAAAAATTACTCTTTAGACGATAATTAACCCAATATTTAGATGATAATTAGCCCTAGCATTTGCCGGGGCTAATAATTGCAGGATTTTATTTTTTCATATTGTATATAAAGTCACAAATATGCGCCAGTGATAATCTGTTATAGTTTTCCAATGTAAACACAGGATAATTATAGCAAATTTCAGGAGGAGGCAATTGCGAGCGAACAGTTGTTTTTTTAGCTGATTGCTGCCTCCTCGATAATTTACTTATTACACCAATGTAATCCACTTTTCTTGACAAATGCCCATGTAAATTCAATACAGAATATAGCCACTTACAAAAATGAATGCCAGTAACTACCTGTTTAGCCGCACCATTTGAGTTATAAGATTTGAGATCTATTACGATAAAATAATCTACGTCTTTGTGCGACGTAACAAAAATTCCATCACAAACAGAGCATACTCCTGGTAAAGCAGAAGATTTTAAAAATTTCCAGACTGGTTTAGAAATACTATTAGAATCTAGCGAAAATCCATAGATACCATTTCCGTTTACCAGTAATTTTTTATTTGTAGCACCTGGGTTCTCTTCGCATACAACCCAGCATTCCTGCTCTCGCATTAATTGAAATGTAGGATCGATGCAACTTTGTATTACATTGATAATATTACTCATCTACATCCTCACTATCAGAGGCATTCTCCACCAAGGAGTAATATATTTCATCATTATCGTCATTAATGGCATTAATTACTTCATCAAAAGTTACAGCATTAATCCCTTCATTTGACTTCTGCATTTCATTGACTGAGCCATTATCAAATAAATACGCAGCGACTAGGTTAGAGTCTAAAATTGAGTCGATGCTAATCCCTTGCTTCTGCATGATAGCGTTTCGTTTTTCAATCATATTTTCAGAAACGCCATGCAACATAATCAAGCTATTGATTTCTTTCACAAAATAATCACTGTGAGTACTAACAATAACCCGAATACCAGAGTTAACTAGCTTTGCTAAAAATCTTGCAATTACTCGCTGATTTGACGAGTGTAAATTTAACTCGGGTTCGTCAATCATTAAAATATCACCAGTTTTTGCTTGGTGCTCTAAATAAAACCACAGGCCAAACAAACTTTTAACAGTGGATGACGATAAATGAAGTTCAATTTTACTTGCAGGTGTCTTACCTTTCTTATACGTTGAAAAATAAATCTGCCCTTCAGGATCAACTGAATATTTTCCTGAAATTATTTTTTTTACTTCTTCTGCTAATTTATGAAATTGGCCATTTTTATTTTTCCTATTAACCTTAATTTCATTAAGCCAGTCTATGTAATTTGCTATAGGAGCAGAATACTTAGACTTCATTACATCCATTAATAGTGAGTTCAGATCGAACTGTTCTTTTGAGGCGTGGTGCAATAACGCAGTTCTTCTGGAACTTAATTCATTGAAAAAAAGGTGCAAGCCATTTCTTTCTGCGGGAATTAAAAATGCTGGGCTTTCATCATACTCTATCTTTAATAACTGACTTAGAGTTAAGTTTATAAACCCATCAATTCTGGGAAAAGCAGAATCTAGCAGCGTCATTTGTATGATATTGCTATTTTTATCTTTGGATAATAGCATTACTTCTTTTTTGCCGGTTCCTATGACGAGGCTAACATCCAATTTTTTTTCATAAACACTTGATACTAATGATTCTTCATCTATAACCCAGTCAAATGTTGAATTAGAAAAAATTTCCTTATCATTAGTGTTGAATACATCTTTAAGCATTAAAGATGAATCTTTATTAAATTCTCTTTTGATTAACGTAAAATTATCTTTTATCCACTCAATTACATCTAATTCAAACTTACCATTTTCACGAAGAGTTTTGGCAAAATTTGCAACTTGAGGCAATTTTAAAGATGGTGATGGCATATTTAGGAAGCCATATAACCCATACATAACCCATGTTTTACCAGTATTATTTTTTCCGCATAAAAGCGTTAAAGGTTTTGCATTAATTTCTCCTGTAGAGATACACCCAATGTTTTTAAATGAAAATCTCCATGATGCTAATTTTTTTACGTTAATTTCACTTTGCTTTTTCATTGAGTTTCCTTAATCAATTACATACGAACTGATCAAACCATTGATCGTGTTGAAAAGTCAATACTATACTAAATAACCACGAAGAATAGTGCTTCATTTTCCGTCAGTCCTAATAGGTTAAGATATATGGACTGTTTTCTCAAACTTGTTGCGCTCTGCTGAATCTCTCGTATGTTACTTCAATATGATGAACATCCTAACTCTGAAACGGTAAGTCTATCGGTATTACATTTTCACATTGCATGAGCGCGGTGCTTTCCCCGCCTCGCCCGCCCGCTTCACGGGGCGGTTTTAATGCAGTTGCATAGATACTATGGATCCGCACCAGTCCTGACCGCACGCAGCCTGAACGGACATCCCCAGCGCATGCAAAAACATTCACTTGTTGCATGCATAGCTTTTTAAGTACGCCATACCGCAACTGTACATTTTTAAGCAATTGGCAACTTTAAAAAATTTACATTGCTTTCAAGACCTTATCATCCGTAGTCTCTGTTTTTTACTTTGAGCTACATCAATAAAATCTCAAACATGTTTAATGCAAAGCCCTTGTTACACAACATAGAATGTATGTCTAGAAACAACGACATACTATATGTTGTGTTTTTCCGGCTCTCTGTTCGGTGATATGCCAAATCACTTTGCGTTTAAACAGAGCATTATTTCAGGGCAAGACTTCGCTCAAAAGTCATTCCACCTAAGAAGCGCATATACCGGTGGAAGTTGCCCTCTACTTACAGGAGGCAATATGAAGAAATGCTATTACTGCATTCTCGTTCTGGCCCTCTTTGGCTATCCAAACGGTAGTCCAAGTGGTTTGTCAGTAAACGTCAGTAATATCAATGTCAGCATTATGCTTTAATATGCTTCAAACAAAAAAACCACCTGCCAGGGTGGTTTTTTTGCGCCCATCATCAATACGATGAAAGACTGACAAGACTTCGCTCAAGACGAATTATGCGTCGACATAAGGTTACCCGCAATGATTTTATTAGACTAAATGGATGGCCTTTTATGACCCGGATCAAACGGCTGTCCTTACCGACATGCTAGTCACTCAATAGCATTTAGCCTTCTAATTCAGCATGCTATTGACCTTCTGCTGCCCCATAACTGCTCCGCATAAGCCATTCAATGCCATATCAAATCACGTTGTGTTTTTACTCAAATGGGTAACGAGAACCCCGGCCACTCATCAGCAACCGGATACGTGAATTTTTTCCCGTCATAATTTACGGTCGCGCCACGCGCCAGCGCCTCAAGCTCCCATCGTTGCGGCCTGATACCGTTCTGAGCGAGGTCAACGCGGATACGGGTAATTTGCAATCGTTCAGACCTGGTCAGTCTGGCAGATGGTGCAATTTCATGCGGTTTTAACGGGATTCCGTTTCTTTGCTGACGATTTGGTGTTCTCAGTCCGTGTTTTAATGCGCCCCTGAGCACCATCACGACCTCCGGGTCACTCCATTCGATAACACCGTCATCTATCAGATTAAGCACTGCTGCGGCGTGCTCAGAAGGTGTGGGAGCCGGTAACGAAGTATCACCACCGGTGAGCTTTCCACAGTTATTGACAGGACTCCGAGGCGCGGCGATGTCGCTTTTTAAAGTCAAAGGCTCGACGACCGGAACTTTCGGCACAATGCGCCAGTTCGTCGTTCTGGTGATATGAATATGACGCGCGCCGAGATGCGGCGCGTAAATGCCGACCACTCTCTCGACCTCTTCCTCGTACTCGTTAACGTCATCCGACGGGCTACGGGCGACCCTGACAGTCTGACAATCGCGCGGGACATTTGCCCCACCCTGCGCGCTGATATACAACGCAAAATCACCACTGTCTGCGGCGGCGCGTGCAGCCTCGACGCGCTCGTCAAACTCATCAGCAATGCTGACGCCGCGAGGCAATTTGCGTAGTTCACGGTAAGCCCCCATTGTCGGCAGGCCAACCGTTTTAAATTGCGGGATGCGCCACGTTGACGCCCATGCGGTAACAGCCGCTGCAGTGTCTTTCAGCGGCCTGCCGGTGTCGTTATCGAGCTGACCATCCAGTGCATAGCCGTCGATGTTTTTTGAAATGTATTTCGCGATATATCCCGCAGCACCGCCCCGGTTAAGGTGTTTTGCCTGAAAACGGTTTCGCGCGGCTCCTCTTTCATCGCCATCCTCTTTGAGCGCATAGCGACGCATGATTTCGATAATCTGGTTACGCTGGCGTGGATTACAAAAAAGCATCATATGCCAGTGCGGCGTTCCGTCGTGGTGTGGCTCGACGACACGCAAACCGTAGACCTGTAAATCATTATCCTTGAATGCCGTGCGCATCAGGCTCCAGATACGGCAGAGATAACGCTGCGCATCCTTTGGATTAAATGCCTCATCGTTCCAGCCGTGATTAAGCTGCACGGTTTTACTTTCGCCTTTTCCTACCTGACGTGTCGGATGATACTTTGACGGCGCGGTCAGCGTGATAAACATCCCCACATCACCCTCTGCAGCGGCGTAACGCTCAATACCGGCAATGGTGTTCATCAGCTCCATCCGGCGAATTTCAGGATTAGAAATACTGCCCATCACCTTACTGATAAGGTCGATGCGCTCGCCGGTTTCCCTATTTTCAAGGTCACACGATTTAAGAAATTCCAGATTTGCCTGGCGGCGCGCACGCACATCACGAATGGCGTGTTTACTGGCATAAGGAGAACGGTCTTTATTGACCTCCCCGACAGCTATCAGTAACGCTTCATGCCAGCGCATACGCTGGCCTTTAAGCTGATGAGTCCACCACTCATCGTTAAACAGACGGGCAATGGCAGAATATGCCTGCCTCGTGGTCATCTGTCCTTTACGGTATTTTTTCCAGTAAAGCGGGGAAATATTGAAAGCACGTGCAGCGCCAGCAACATGACCATACAGATGCGCCTGCGCCTCATCCGTAAACAGCGATTCTTTTTCGCCATGCGCATCCACCCAGGCATCGCAGAGTTCCTCATACATCATGAAAAGCTGCGATGAGATACGGGCGGCAAACTTTTTCAGCTCCTTGTCATTCATCCCCGGCAGACGCGCATACTGGTCACGCTCTGCCAGAAACAGCAACGACGCGTCGGTGTTCATTTCATGGCGCTGATTCACACGCTCAATGCGCGGCCATAAACGACGCTGAAAAGTGGATGTGAGGAAATAAAACCCGTGTACCGGGCTTTTATTGCGCCGGATGTAGTCATAGCGTGAAGTAAACAGCGAGCGCAAAAAGTAAGGCAGGCGGTTAATCGTGGATAAAACACCTTGCACCTGACGCATCTCGTCACGTGTAAGGGGTCTTTCGCGCCCGACAGCCTCGCGTGGCGCGTTCCATGCATAAGCACCGGTAAACGCCTTACCGGTGCCTGCGGCAAATGCTGACGGAGGGACAAAACGCCCGGAGGCTTTAACGGCCATATGAGCCAAAAGCCTCTGAACAACGCTTGCTGAGTTGCTCAACCTGCGCGTTTAAATCAGCAAAAGACTTTGCGCTTCCGGTCAGAATATCGTGATGCATCAGGCCGGAAACGAGTTGGCTTAATTTCGGGTAATAACCAACCACCGCCAGCCATTCCTGACCGGCGTTTTTACCGCTTTCCGCTCTCTTTTTCTCGTGGAGAATAAACTGAAAGCTGTCACTGGTAACGACATAACGTTCGCCAATTTCAATACGAATACTCATGCCGTTCTCCGGTAATGTTTGTTTTTTGCTTCAAAGACTGACTGACAGGAAACACAACGCGTGGCTGACGGATAAGCCGCACGACGGGCAGCAGGTATTGGTGCGTCACACTCTTCGCAAACCAGCGCAGAAACACCGCAATGTTTTACCCTTGCCGCGTTAATCTGACGCTCCAGTAATTCAGCCTGTTGTTCCTGAATAAAATCTACGTTGTCCGGCATTATCAGCTCCTTTTATCGTTAAGTTTCCTGGATACATCAGCGCAATAACTGGCAAGTTCTGTCGTTAATTTTGTCAGTTCATCCACTGAGGAAATTTGCTTGTGGAATACAGCGCGTTTAACAAGTAAATTGACCACATCAGACAGGAGGTTTAATTCATTCTGATAAATCGCGATTACAGATTCAGTTATGTCGCGTTTTTCTTTATCAAGACAAAGTTGAATAAGAGACAAATCGCCATTTTCCATAACGGCGATTTTTAAGGCGTTATTCAGTAATACAACTGAATAAGAACAGGACATCAAAGCACCTCCTCGCGAGACAATCCGATATTGTGAAATTTTTCCGACTCCTGACTGAGCAGCTCGACTATCTCCACGCGGGATAACTCCGCCTTTGTGATGTGGCGAATCATGGCGTCAAGATGAGAAGAAAAGCGCGTTGCAGCGTCGGCCTGTGCTTCGGTTCTGGCCTGTTGCAGCAGTAATGCGTATTTACCGCACTGATTTTCAGAAACTGTATGCATGACTTTCTCCAGGCAAAAAGAAGCCCCGCACGATTAAGTACGTTAAAAACTCTGGTTAATTATTTAATGCAGATATTGCTCTGGTTTTACCGACGTCAGAATTGTCGGTGCATACTCAAACAGGCTGAATAATTCACGTAATGCACGGAATAAAGCATCACGCCAGTAACATGATTCTTCATTAATTCGCCAGTATGGCTGGTTGAATTCTTTTTCAGTCAATCCGGCATGCATAAATAAAGTACGACGCTGACTGACTGTTAAAAAACTAATATATGCATACTCACTTGCGCCAACCCGACGGCGTTTTGAGAATGCCCCACGCAATTCATCAATTGCACAAACCAGCCGTTCACGTTCGACGTCGTTCATTTCTTCAAAACGCATCGTTGCGTGACGCTGTTTTAACTGCGCATGGAAGCAAACCGTTAGCCGTTCGCGTTCCATCATCTGATTATAATAATCGCATGTCTCCTGCCAGCGAGGGACGGCCAGATGCTTACCAATTATCCGGCGCATAGCTGCAGGCTGTTTTTCAACGAGATTGAGCGTCATCACTGTCATTTCCAGACCCTCCGGCTTTTCAGAAAGGTCAGAGCCTTTTTTAACGGACTCTGTTTTTTGGTGCGGATAATGATTCCCTTACGCCCCTTACCGTGGGTGATGGTGAAGTCAATCGCCCTGGGGCTTTCGTTACGCAATAACTGAGCAATACAACGAGGCTCATTCATACGGTTCTCCTTAACGAGGTTCACCGAGACCTAACCACATCAACCAGCCGTCACGAATCTCTTTAGGACGGCTTTCATAAGCCAGTTTTAGTCCGTTATTCCATGCCGGAAGGTATACCCAATATTCACCAGCACGCCCCGATACTGACTGAGGGTCAGTAATCTCAATAACTGGTAATTTCCCTTTCTCAATCATGCCCCTTACAGCTCTTGGAGTTTTACCAATGAGTTTTGCAAACTCCTGATAAGGCACGGCATCAGTCACGCTTACAAGCTGTCTATTCATCTGCTACGATTCTCCCTTAGTGCTTCTAATGGCTCCTAATGGCTAATTATTGCCTAAAAGGATAACTCCAGAAGTACAACGCTTCACACCATCAGCAAGAAATTACGCAATCGGAGTAATTATGTCAATAGACGTTTCGGAGAAGTTGAAGCTAATCCGTGAATCTGAAAGGTTAAACCGTAAAGAATTCAGTGAATTAACTGGTGTAGCCTACAGCTCACTTTCGAGCTATGAGAGCCGGTCAAAAAACGCTGGAGTTGAAGCCATAATGAAGGTCTTACAACATCCTAGATTTACTAAATATACTTTGTGGTTCATGACTGATCAGGTAGCTCCAGAAGCCGGGCAAATTGCGCCCGCTCTCGCACACTTTGGGCAAAACGAAACAACGTCGCCCCACTCCGGTCAAAAGACTGGTTAACAATTTATCGTGAATATATTCATCACAAGTGCCTACTATTGGTGGCTAAATTTCAGCCACCACGAAAAAAGCGATTAGTAGTAGCAAAAAAAAGTACCACTCGGAGGGTTTTCTGATGGCAATCAAAAAACTCGATGATGGTCGATATGAAGTGGACATCCGCCCTACTGGACGTAACGGAAAACGCATCCGTAGGAAGTTTGATAAGAAAAGCGAAGCTGTCGCTTTCGAAAAATACACGTTGTACAACCACCACAATAAAGAATGGCTATCAAAACCAACAGACAAACGACGTCTGTCGGAACTGACACAGATCTGGTGGGATTTAAAGGGTAAACACGAAGAGCATGGGAAATCTAATCTTGGAAAAATTGAAATCTTCACAAAAATAACGAATGACCCATGCGCATTTCAAATCACGAAATCCCTTATCAGCCAGTACTGCGCCACCCGAAGAAGTCAGGGTATTAAACCTTCGAGTATCAATCGTGATTTAACATGTATTAGCGGCATGTTTACAGCCCTGATTGAAGCGGAGTTATTCTTTGGTGAGCACCCTATCAGAGGGACAAAGAGGCTTAAGGAGGAAAAACCAGAAACAGGCTATCTCACACAGGAAGAAATTGCCTTACTGCTTGCAGCACTTGACGGCGACAATAAAAAGATTGCGATTCTTTGCCTGAGTACAGGAGCACGTTGGGGAGAAGCAGCTCGTTTGAAAGCAGAAAATATCATCCATAACCGCGTCACGTTTGTTAAAACGAAAACAAACAAACCACGCACCGTCCCGATCTCAGAGGCTGTTGCCAAAATGATCGCGGATAACAAACGAGGTTTTTTATTCCCTGATGCTGATTACCCTCGCTTCAGACGAACAATGAAAGCAATAAAACCAGATTTGCCAATGGGGCAAGCCACACATGCACTAAGGCACAGCTTTGCCACTCATTTCATGATTAATGGAGGAAGTATTATCACGCTACAACGGATACTAGGTCACACGCGGATTGAGCAAACTATGGTTTACGCTCATTTTGCGCCAGAGTACCTTCAGGACGCCATTTCTCTTAATTCGCTAAGAGGTGGTACTGAGGCCGAGAGTGTCCACACAGTGTCCACAGTAGAGTAACGTTTAAGGGCTTTCAGTGGTAATTTATGCCGCTCAAACCCGCATTGTACCGTTGAAAGCCCCTACAGGTGACACCCTAAATCTCCCTTACACGGGCTTATTTTTTATGCATAAGCCCTATCCCTGGTCACCGTCTTCCATTGACCACATCGATAGAATCTCCCTTCATAGCACGATGCCTTTCACGTAACGGCATCGTGCTCGCACAGGTTCCGGCTAAGCACAACCAGAACGCGCATGTTTGACGCTTACCAAAAAATATTCTCACTCTCCACATTTGAATGTCAGACGAGCGACGCCATGTAATCCTGCACCTTCTGTCTTCAGGTCAACTATCTGCATTTTTTTGCCCTGAGTAACACAGAAATGGGCTGCATCATTTTTTACTATATTTTCTGCACCAGATATTCTGCCCCTGGCTAAAGAAGCTTCGGCTTCGGTGTAGTATTGGTTATCGAGTTTACGCTGAATATTACTTTTATATGCAAGACCAAATTTACCGATACTTGTCTCATCATTATGCACAGCACAACCAGACACAATAAAAATACTAATTAATGATATAGCAGCTATCTTTTTCAT